TTATCCACAGGCCTGAGTTATCCACATTCCGATTTCATGTTTAACCCTCGTGATCCTCTCTTTTAAATCTTCTATGCTACCCGTTCTTGTTTCTTCCTCAATCTCGGCGGCTCTAAGGTTCTCGAGCCGCCTTTTTTCGCGCGCAATCCGCGCGTCGTCGAGCGTTTCAAACCAAGGAGAGCTATCAACAATGGGATTCCCACTCCACACACCGAAAGCCACACGGTACCCACCCTCGCTGCGTGATCCGGTTATCGCGGCCGAGATAGATTGGCTCGACCGTTCGGCCGATGAACTTTTCCATTTTCATGTTCCCATCCTCCTCCGCAAAAAAGCGAACGTTTGTTTGTATTATATGCAGTCAGGAAGGAATGATGCAATAGGTATTTTTGTGCAAAAAAGAGAGCAGCGAGGTCATCCCTCCTGCTCTTTGCCTGTTTTGATTGCCACATATTTTCGTAAAACGTTGCTTCGTTCGTCTTCGAGAAATGCCAGGCATAAATATTTCACTGCCTGGTCATCGCTTTTGAAATCAAATTCCGATTTGACCCGATTGAGCAAGTCGCGTGTGTCTTGGTATATGTTTGCTACGGTTCTGCTACTCATTCAGCCATCCCTCCGTTTGATATCAATATACAGCATAATGAGTTAGAAAATCAACAAAAAGAATTAAAAGCACTTGACTTTGATATCATTAACAGCTATAATGAAATCAAGAGTTAAGGAAATGAATTAAATGGAGGTAATGAAAATGCTCAAAAAGGTAATGGTTCGGGCTCATGAGTTGGCAAAGACGTTCGTCGGTAACTACTCGGCACGTATGAGTTTGGCTCTTCGCCAAGCATGGGCCGAGGCGAAAGCCCCGAAGGCTCCCCGCTATGTGACGGTGGACCTTCACAGCAACAAGCGCAGCAAAACGTGGGTCGCCGCAATCATCGGCACGCACCCGGTTTACAAGCTTGACCGTAAATTCGTCAACCCGGTCCGCTACGGCTCCACGGAGTGGGAGCTGAAAGCCGGAATCTATGAAGTCTGCGAAGCCGGTAAGCGGTACTTTATCCGCGTCGCTAATGGCGATTACCAGCGGATCGACGCCGACGACGTGATGGAGATGGTCGCCTAGGAGGGATTGGATTTATGGACATTCCGACAATCGTAACTCTCCTCGGTCGCGATCTGACCGAGTCGGAACGGCGTACCGTCGAATGGCTCCAGGGTTGGAGCCGCGAAACGCAGGAGAACGTGATGACGTTTATCGTCGAGGCTTGGCAGCGCGGGCTGCAATTTGGCCGCCCATAAAGCAAGGCTCAGACGTAAATCAGACATATTTTACTATTTACGGGTTGACAAATGTCAACCCGTAGTGTATAATAAAGACAGAAAAGAGGGAAGGTGATTAAAGTGGTTGAGATCAAAGTAGTAAGGCAAGACAGCGACGAGTCATACGAGACGGTAGCCTACGAGGTAGCTGCCGATGGTGCAGTAATTGGATACGCAACAATACTTGTTGACAGCGCATATGCTTACCTTGAGCGTATCGACATCGACGCTGAGCATCAAGGTAAAGGATACGGCACAGCGGCGATAAAAGCGTTGTCCGGCGCTTACGGCTCGATCGTAGCTGCTCCGGACAATGAGGGTTCGCAACGGCTGTTCGAGCGTCTTGGAAGCGACGTATCCGATAAGTATTGGATGATAGATCAAGGATATGGAGTGTTTGAGGTATGATTAAAGTAGAGTACCAAGGTGGCCAAAGCCGATATGGCCGCCATCCCGTCGTATATATGCGGGCGGTCGTTGACGAGATCGAGCTGTACGCCGAGATGCCTACAGACGACGATGATATGGCTATATACGATAGCCTCAAGGCTGATATCATCGCGCAAGCCCAGGCGCATGATATCGATGTAGGCCGACTGGAGTTTTGGCGCGATACAACGCTTTATAACGCTAATCAACTCGCAAAAACGCTCGGTATCTCACGGGAGGCCGTGCGACGGCGACTTGAGCGCGGCACCTTGCGCGGCGATTGCTTTTTAGCGGACGGTCAACCGCTCTTTACAGAGGAGACATTGCAGCGTTTGCGCGGTGGTACTCATGGGTAAGCGCATGGACTTGATCGGGCAGCGTTTTGGTAGGTATGTAGTGATCTCTGAGGTGGGTTGCCACCTCCCCCGCCGTTTTGTCTGTAGATGTGACTGCGGAGAGACGCGCATCGTCAGGATGAGCAGCCTGCGCAACGGCACATCCAGATCCTGCGGATGCTTGCGTGCTAAAAGAGCATCCGAGTTGCGTACTTACGACTTATCTGGTCAGCGCTTTGGCCGACTCGTTGCAAAGCGCATAATAGGTAAAGCCGCAAAAAACTCTAATGTCTGGATTTTAGACTGCGACTGTGGCGGACAAGCGCAAGCGAGCACTCACAACTTAATACAGGGTCATGTTCGATCCTGCGGCTGTCTTAAAAAGGACACGGACAGGATCAATTTAGAGCAAAGCATGCTCGATAAGACCGTCGATGGTGTGCGTGTGCCGCTGCTTAGTCAAAAAATCCGCTCAGATAACTCTAGTGGGCACAAGGGAGTAAGCTTTGACAAGCGTAGCGGCAAGTGGAGAGCTTACATAGGGATCAAAGGCAAGTTTATCGATCTTGGACTTTATAGCGACATAGCCGATGCCGTCGCCGCCCGTAAAGCGGGCGAAGAAAAATATCATGCGCCGTATATTGATACGGAGACATAGGAGGTCGATTTGTTCCCCCCTTTACTTTTACGTAAAGTGGTGTTATAATAAAGGTAACAAGTTGAGAGGATGATCAGGTATGAATTGGCAAGCAATCGCGCAAGAGATTTTGGATAACGGCTATATCGCAGGCGTTCGCAGCCTGTGCGATGATGAGCAGTACGAGGTTGGCGACGAGTGTCGTCCTTCGTATGAGTGGGATCTTGAAAACGACTGCTCCACGTACTACACGACCGGCGAGTTGGCCGGCGGAACGTGTGCGACCATCGTTGATACGAGTTACTTTGAGACAGACGACTCGGTTGCGGAGCTGGCGGCCCGCCTCCAAGAAGTCGCAAAAACAAATCAGGCTTATGGCGGTAAGCGGCAAGCAATTATTGTCGGTCACCGCGTCAACAACGACGGCCTCTTTGACCCGGACGAGGTTCGCATTGTCGACGCGACGGTGCTCGCCATCATCGAGTAGGTGGCGAGTATGCAGCGTAAACTTTCGGGGGTCTGGGATGGTTGGAGCCTCACGTCAGACGCCCTCATTTCGCCGTCTGGGCGCCGATTCACGCCGGACGATATTGAGCCGCTATACTATACCCAGGCCGATCTTGCAAGGGCTCTCGGCGTCTCACGCATGGCTATCGGTGATCGTGTGCGCCGCGGCACGCTGCCGCCTTTTGACAAAGGTAAGACGTGGCATCGCGACACAATTAAGCGCCTTCTTAATCCTTAACATTGTGTTCGCCATCCGTTCCCCTTTACAATTAGGTAAAGTGATGGTATGATAAAGGTACATCAGGGGGGAACACGAGAGCCGACAGCCGACAAAGGGCGGCGGGCTGAAAGGGGAATTTTTAGATGAAATACGCTTATATCCACACAAACGGTAACGACATGGTCCTGCTGCCAAACGGCACCTGGGCCGCCATTGGCAGGGACCTCCCGTTCAGCGAGTATGCTTCCGGGTCCGCTGAGGACCGGGACGCTTGGAACGGCAGCGAACTTTGGGAAGACTTCGCGGAGTCGATCCAAGCGGCCGCCGATAAGTTGGTCGAAGAGGGGGCGGAATTGGTCGCCTACTACGATGGCGATAAGTTTGTCATCCTCGATGACAAGCGTTGGGAAGAGCGGTGCAATTTTCATCGGGTGACAAAATAACTCCTGTCAAAATCCGGTTGGTACCTGAGGTTCGCCAAGACCCAGGTACCTCTGAAAGATTGAGTATTACCGAGATAATTTCCGATTCAGCATAAGTCCTCACCTTCGGGGAGGCGGCGCATAGGAGGTACTTATGGCAACTCGTCAACTTCAAATTGATAATTCTTTCTCCGGCACTAAAGATACGCCGGTGAAAGTGCATACGTGGGATGTGTGGAGGGAAGACGATAAAATTATTTGCTACTCTCACAGTGGAGCAGCAAGGAAGAGGAAGTTCGTTTTCAATTTTGAACCTGGAACAATCGGCTTATTTAATGGGATATCTGATGCTTACGCTTATTTTCGTAAAGCATCATTCCAGCAATTTCTTGACCGTCATGAGTTGACGGCAGTCAAGAAAGGAAATCCCAACCAAGAGTACTGTCTTCGTGACAGTTGGACGACCGAAGGGAGAGAGTGGTTCGAGATTACTACAGACGGAGAAATTTTAATAACATATGACTCTTACGGGAGAACGCTTGATTGGATTCGAAATGGATGGTCTTCGTACGAGTGGTCTTACACATTCGAGGTGGAAAATGCTACCTACGTAATCATAAAAAAACCTTACTCAAAGATAATTTACACATCCGTAAAGGACGTGACAACTCTTGATATCGATGCGATGGAGGTTAGTTTAGATTCCGATAAATTGACAAAAGAGTACTTATGGGCACTTCGTCGATCTTTTACAGATAGAGTTATTTACAAATAATGGTTTAATTAAGATCCACTCATAAAGAGCGGATCTTTTTTTGTACGGCAAATGCCAATGAGATGCAATTCGCGATCATTGACGACCCTGTATAAGTTGTCAATCCCCGCCTGGCCGTTGTGGCTACGCGGGGATTCGTTTTAGGCTGACTATTGCCCGTCTTTACCCGTCTTTACCCGTCTGAAAACAGGCGAAAACGAGCTTAAATTTTGCGCATTGTGGACAAAAAAGAGCTGATAGCCCTCGGCGTGTGAATGAGAGGAAAACAAATCCCGGACAACGATCCGGGATTTTTCTTTTTTCATATGGACGAGATTAAGGGAACGGATTATAATATGGGAACAGATGTTCTTTTTAATACATCGGAAGGGGCGGTATTGTTGATGATCGATTTACGGGACTACTTGGACATGTTGCGATCAAAAGGCATTAATACATCAAAAGCGACCGCGTACCTAGAAAGCCTCATTTCTTCTGCTCCAGCATCTCCGCCGCCGCCTGCAGCAGCTTTACAAGGTGTTTCTTCTGTTCGTCGGTCAGGACATGCCCCTTGTACGTGAGCGTGTGCCGCTCTAGTTCCTCAATCGATATTTCAGAAAGCTCTTTCGCTGTGTAGGCGGAGGGGCTTTCTTTCGCTTCTTGGATCGGCTCCAGAAGTTCGTCCTCGTCCCAATACCCGCATACAACCATGAGTTCGACAAGAGATGTAGTATGCAGATGCTTCGCCAAAATCTTGAGCGTTTCTGGTTCCGGCTTTTGAATCTCCGCCTCAATCCTTGATATGGTTGCTGACGATATTCCCGTTTTATCTGCAAGTCTCCGCTGACTTTTATACCCACTCGCAATCCTGTGTCGCTCGATAAACTTCCCAAACCCACTATTCTCCGACATTTCCGACATCCTTCCTGATATTTTCAATTCCCTATTGCATTGTACCAAAAACATTACGCACACGCAATTTTATTATTCTAGATTGTTGCGACCGCGTATCGCATGTTGTATATTAGTGATACGCAAGCGCATCACTTTCTAGAAATGAGGTGATACCATGAGATACACGGTCAGGCTGAATGTCGACGAACTGATGAAAGCGGCAATTGACAAAAACCTTTCCACGGATACCGAACTCGCCGCCGCTATCGGGGTATCTACAACGCAAGTGTGGCGGGCAAAACTGCCTGTCAATCATCCCAAACACAATTCCCCCGGAGTTGCCTTTATTGCTGGCGTTATGGCCGTGTTTGGGGGGCCGTTTGATCGATTCTTTTTTTTGCAAGAAGTGATACGAGAACGCATCACTTGAAAGGAGGTGAACACTCATGCACGACCGAAAAACATTGCTTCGAATATGCGCGTTTTTCCTCGGACTTGAGGAACGCATGCTCATCCAAAACCGGATAAGCATCGCAAACTTTGCCCGGCGGCAGTACGACCGATACCGCGCCAGACTGGAGGTGACAAAGCATGACGATCATTCCCAAAATCGCGATCAGCGGGCCCATTGCCCGGGTTGAGCCAGGTCGCATCATCGTTAAGCGCGGCGATGTGACTGAGAGTTACAACACTGATTACTACCGCATCATATCGGAGGTGGAGCAAGATGGACCGATTCAGCGAACAGCCGATCCGGCGCGAGAGACCGGAACCGGATGCGCTTGACGCGTACAAGCAGCGCCGGGATTGGGAGTTGGAACAAAAGCAGGAAATCAAAGAGATAGAAAAATAGCCGCCCAAAAAGAACGGCAAATACAAAAATCTTTATCGGACTCATCTTATCACCAGAAAGCGAGGTTTAGCAATGCCGAAACATACGAGATTAATTGAACTGGAACTCGAAAATTTCACATCGCACCGCCGTTTGGCGGTCAACTACGGTCGCATCACCCGCCTGTCCGGGCGGAACGGCGTCGGCAAAACAAGCATCGGCACGGCTCCCGTTTGGGTGCTGTGGAGCACGGACCTGTTCGGCAGCAAATTCAACCCGTCTCCCGTCAACTACGAGTTTGATAGAGTATTCGCCTCCCTGCTACTGGAAGTGGACGGCGTGCAAATCAAATTCGCCCGGGAAATCAACGAGAAGGGCACGAACGCCTTCTACATCAACGACGTGCCGACCAAGGCCAAGGAGTACGAGGCGGCCGTCGCCAGCCTGTTCGACCGTGACGAGTTTCTATCTCTTTACAACCCGCAACATTTCTTTGGTCTTCACTGGACAAAGCAGCGGGAAATGATTCTCCGGTATACCACACCGCCGGCGAAGCAGGAAGTCCTCAAACATCTGCCGGAACCGCAGGCCGCGAAGCTGGACGAACTGCTCAAAAAGCACAGCCTGGACGACCTCGCCAAAATCCACGGCGGCACCGGCGGGCAGAAGTCCAAGCTCGAAAAGGCTAACATCGCCGCGCAAAGCCGCACGAAGACGCTGCAAGAGCAGCTCGCGCTCATGGGATCGGAGCCGGATGTTGACCCAGCGACTGCGCCCCAGGACATCGCCAAGATCGACGCGGCTATCGCCGAGATCGAACAATCCATGAGCGGAGCGGACGAAAACAACCGGAAAATCGTAGCCCTGCAAAGCAAAATCAAATCCTTGCTCGAACAGCGCGACCGCATGAAGCAGCAGTTCCAGACGCTTCAATCCGAGCCCATCGCCGACGCATGCCGGGTTTGCAAACAGCCGTTGCAGGGTGAAGCGGTCGAAGCGGCAAAGGCGGACAAAGAGCGCCGGATCGACGAATTCAAACGCGAGTATGACGCCATCGTCGCCCAGCGCAAGGAAGCGGAAGCCGAACTGGCCGCCCTTGAATACATCGACGTGAGCGAAAAACTGGATGAAATCCGACGTTGGCAAGAGGCCAAACAAGCCCTGCAGGATGCAATTCGAGCGAAAGAAGATCGGCAGAAATTGGAGGCGCAAGTCGAGCAAGCCCGTGCCGATGAAGCCGCCACGCTGGCCAGCCTCAAGGAGTCGATCTTTATCCTCGACACGATCAAGGCGTACCGGGCCAAGGAGGCCGAGCTGCAGGCTGAGAAGGTACAAAGCCTGTTTACCACGTTGTCCATTCGCCTATTTAAGTACGTCAAGACCACCGACGAATGGGAGCCGGATTTCAGCATCCAAATGGACGGCAAGGACTACGCGGTGCTGTCCGCCGGCGAGAAGATCGCCGCGGGTCTCGAACTGGCGGAAGTCCTGCACAAGCAAAGTGAACTCATCACACCTGTCTTTATCGACGGCATCGAATCCTACACCGGGCGCGTGGCTGTATACGATCAACTGATTACGGGTCGGGCGGTGCCGGAGCAAGAACTCAAAATCGAAACGGAGGGCAAATGAATGAGCCAAGTCAAGGAAATCACCGTCGGCTTCACTTATACGAAGAACCTCGGCAACTACGAATCGCTTAAAGTCGACGCGGGCGTGGTCATGACGGTCGAGCCGGGCGAAGATCCGGCCGCCGTCTACGATCGAGCATGGGAGAGCGCGAAAAAGCAGATCAAACGCGGACTGGAAACCGCGAAGGGAGGATTCTGAATATGAGCAAGCAACTCGCAAACATCGACACGCAGGCCGTTGTCGGCAGCTTCACGCAAGCCGAACTGGACACGCTGAAAGCAACGATCGCACGCGGTACTACCAACGAGCAATTCGCGCTGTTTGTGCAGACGTGCGTCAGGAGCGGCCTGAACCCGTTCCTGAATCAAATCTATTGCATCGTGTACAACGGCAAGGATGGCCCAGTCATGAGCATCCAGATCGCCGTCGAGGGCATCGTCGCCCTCGCAAAGCGGCATCCGCAATACAAAGGCTTTATTGCCAGCGAAGTCAAGGAAAACGACGAATTCGAGATCGACGTGGTAAGTGGTGAACCGAAACACCGTATCACCACCATGCAGCGCGGGCAAACGGTAGGCGCGTATTGCGTTGCTTACCGCGAAGGGGCTCCGAATATCGCGGTTATCATCACGCGTGACCAGGTGGATCATCTCGTCAAAGGCCGGAACGGTCAGATGTGGAAGGACTACTTCGATGACATGATCGTGAAACACGCGGTCAAGAGGGCGTTTAAAAGGCAGTTTGGCATTGAGGTAGCGGAGGACGAATATGGTACCGCAGGCGCGGAAATTCCGGCTTACGAACCGCCTACTCGTCGTGATATTACCGACGAGGTCAATGTCACTTCCGGACAGGCACAAGAATCGATGTCGCAGGAGTCGCAGCAGGACGACGAGGCCGCTAAGATGGCCAACCTCCGCCAGCAGATGAACGCCAAGTTTAAACAGCTCGGCATCGCCGGCAAAGAAGCAAAGGCGGCATATATCGCGGAGAAGGGCGTCGTCAAAGGCGAAACGCCAACGCTGCAGGAGTTGACCAAGCTCATCAAGCTGATGGACGTGGACATCGCGAAGCGGCAGGCGCAGGCAGCGGACGATGACTTGTTGGAGGGATAAGGGGAATGGGTGAAATCGCTGAAATGCACTTGAATGGTCTGTTGTGCGAATGCTGCGGCGAATTTCTGGACGGAGAAGAACCGGGATATCCGAGGAGATGTGAGGACTGCGAAGATGAAAATTGACATCCTCGCATCCGGTTCCGGGGGAAACTGCATTTCGGTTTCCTCCGGCTCCACCGTCATCCTGGTCGACGCCGGGATCGCCAAGACCAAAATCGAAAAGCGACTGCTCGAAGTGGGCATCCGGCCGGACGAGATCGCGGCTATCTTCGTGACCCACGCCCACGCCGACCATATCAAGGGGCTGCCGCTTGCGAACAAGTACCGCATTCCGGTCTATGCCGGGGAAGGCGAGTGGCGGGAAATCCACGGTGTGGACGATGAACTGCGGCGCAATTTGGAACACAACGACTGTGTCACCGTGAGCCTTGACATCTTATTTGTCGAAAACTTCCGGACTTATCATGACGCCTTCGATCCCTGTGGGTATACGGTTGAAGTCAATGGGGACATGAAACTTTCCATCTGCCTCGATACCGGCCACGTGGACAGCGACATGCTGGAGGCCATGGCTGACAGCACGCACATCATCATCGAAGCCAATCACGATCCGGATTTGGTTGAAGCGTCGGACTACCCGGACAGCGTGAAGACCCGCATCCTTTCCGACATCGGGCACCTGAGCAACCAGCAGACCGCAGACGCGCTTTCTCGGCTCATACGCGGCCGGGGAGAGCGGATATATCTGACACACTTGAGCAAGTCGAACAATATGCCCGAATTGGCGCTGGCGACCGTAGAGGCGGCGCTCCGGCGCAAGGGATTCGTGAACGGCAAACATTATTTCTGCGAGGTGGTTTAAATGCGAAGAATGATTGTCAAGCATGATTTCGATTTTCCGGATCAGACGGTTCACAAAGGAACAATCTTGGATGTAGAAGATGAACCGGCGCCGAACGGACTTGTTTTCATCTTGTCCGGAGACCTCAAATACAGAAGCGTCCACATTGACCATTTGGATGAGTTGAACGTTGTCGAAATCCACCAAGAACTGCTCCAACGGCGCGAAGAAGTGGCGGAGTTGATGCGGAGACTGGAACTGGCTGAAAAGGCAGGGGAGAATGCAGCGCGGGAAGTGAATCGCTTGAGCGCCGAACTCGAACAGCGCAAACCCGTTGTGCTACCCGGCGAAGTCGCGAAGGCGATTGAGTGGGCTAGAAAAAGCGTCCGTCCTACAAATCGAGACATATTGGAGTATGTTATTAACCCTGATGGCAGTTACCCTACGATTGTCGAGTGGGGGAGAACTAATTTTGATGAGTTGCTGGAGGCTCTTGTCAATGGTTATACCATCAAGGAGCCCGACATCCGCAGCGAAATCCAGATGATTGTTGAAGATTCCAAAGACGACTACGAGATGATCGACCAGCTGGCCGACCTCTTTCAAACGCGACTTGATCAGGAGGGCTCTTCGGATTTTTTGGTGGAATAGCCACTTGACCGAATACATTATTGCAAGTAAATGAAAAGTGAAAACTGAATTGTAGACCCATATTGCAATAGAAGGAGATGAAAAGATTGAGCGATATGAAGAAGTTCACGATTGAAGTTGAGATGCAGGAAAGGTGGATACCACATTTTTTGTCCATGCTCCACTACATGCAAGTGTTAGGTGGTATGGGAGCAAGTCGAACGGTTTCATTCTATGCTGACGGTGACAGAGATTTCAGACCAATGTTTAAACCTAATGTTGAGTACGAGGAACAAAAACCCGTGATTGATGATCACGGAAACCGAATGTATGACGCTGGCTAGTTGTTGAACAGTTCGACGAAAATACACAATATGGAACTGGAAATCGAAATGATGATTTCCATCAAAATGATGATTTCCATCATAAAATCCGAATACCCTGAAAAAATGATGACAATGACATCGACCTGACGCATCTAGCAGTTAATTATGCAGGCATTTACTGCTGGCATAAGGACAAAGGTTTCATCGAAGAAGACGAATTGAACGAAATTATGTCAAGAGAAAAGGCGGTGTCCATGGGATGATATACGGCGAATGCATCGTCTGCGGCAACGAAGAAGAATTGTTTGAAAATCCCTATACGGAGAAAGAAGATACATGCTCCGATTGCTTGAAACGACAGGACGAAGAGCTGATTTAACACAATGAATACGGAGGGACAAGGTATGGATGGAGACCAGCTTGCCGCTGCGTCGTTTTTGAGGGGTGTTTTGAAGGCTCATTTGGGGATAAGCAGCGACTGAATAAAAAGTTGTATGAAGGGCATGGGGGGTTGAGAATGGCCGCAAAGATTCGAGCGATCGAGCAGACATACCTCGATTTAGAAGAACGGAAGACGTTCAAGGTTTGGCATCCTCAAGTTAAATTCAAAGGTGAATGGTGCTTCCTTCCGGATGATTCAAGCCGCACGAAATTGCAGGAGGCACCAGACGAAATGACTGCCCTTGAAATGGCGATCAAGGCTGTAAGGGACATGGAAACCAGGATTTACGCAGATGGAATCATGAGGTGATAGGGGGGATCACTTTGTCCGTTCCGAGAATATTGCATTATCCCGGCAGATACCCATCAGGAGATGCAGAAAAGCGGGTGAGGTGAATGGCCCGGCGTCCACAACTTGAAGATGGCTATACGCGCATAGCGAACGAGATATTGGAACAAGCCGCGCGTCACCGGCTGAATGGCACACAGTTTCGGTTATTAATGATCATCTGGCGGTACACATACGGTTACAGGCGCAAAGAAGCGGAGTTTACGCTTTCCTTCTTGGCAGATGCAATCGGAGCAAGCCGCAGCCAGGTTGATCGCGAACTGACAGCGCTGATCGAGCGGAACGTCCTGGAAGTGGTAGCGGGCGGCAGCGGAAAGCCCCGCCTGCTCCTCTTTAATAAGGATTTCAGCACATGGCTCCAGCCGGAACCGCGGGAACGGAAGAAGCGGGAACATCCAAAACCTCCATCAAAGCCCGCGCGGAAGCGTGAAAAGCGGACATATGACAAGGACAGCACCTATTACCGCATGGCCGCCTACTTTCACGGAAAAGTCCGAGAGATGGCCGCTGAGATCGGCTTTAACCACGCATCGATCACCAAGGCTGATCTGCAAAAGTGGGCTGACGACTTCCGGTTGATGGTCGAGCGTGACGGCGTGACGGACAAGCACATGATCCGTGAAGTGATCGATTGGGTGACGCAGGACGAATTTTGGCGCGTGAACGTAATTTCGGCCAAGAAGCTGCGCGAGAAATTCCCAGAGCTGGCACTCAAGATGAAATCGCGAGGGTCGCCGCAACAACGACAAGCGCCGAAGGAATCAATGATCGACCGCCTGGCCGCGGCGCAGGAATGGATCGACGCGGGAGGTGATCCATATGAATTTGAACCAGACAACTGACCTATCCGCCGAAATGGCTGTACTCGGATCGATCCTGCTAAAGCCTGATGTGCTGGACGAAATCACGTTTTTGGAACCTCGGGATTTCTCGTCCCGACGAAATGAGCTGATTTTCCGCGTCATGCGCTATTTGCATGAGCGAGACAGACCTGTCGATTTGGTGACAATCACAGAGCACTTTCAAAAGCACAACCGCCTTGAAGACATGGGTGGAGTAATATATCTAACCGAATTGGCCGGAGCCACACCATCCGCAGCAAACATCCGACATTACGCCGAAATCGTTCGGTCGAAAGCACACCGGCGCAGAGGTCACGAACTGGCACAGAAGATCATTGCGGCCACCGAAGACGACTATGAAGACGACGAGGGTTATTTCGCGGCAGTTGACGCATTGGTGGATGAGATCCGTCCAGCCGTCGAATCGGAGATGGTCGGATTCGCGGAGACGCGGGAGGAATACTTTCGACACTTGCGGAGCCGCGCCGAAAAGCTGATGAGTGGATTCCGGCAGTTTGACGAGTGGGCAGGCGGTTTGTGGCGCGGATGGTTGTTCGTTCTGGCGGGCAGGCCGGGAGCGGGAAAGACGGCCAAGGCACTCCAATACGCATATGGTGTCGCCAAGCACAACCCGGATGCGGGGCCGGTGCTCATATTCTCGCAGGAGATGGACCGACTGGAACTGATCGACCGGCTGGTGTCAATGGTCGCCCAGGTCAACTACCGCCGGATCATCAACAAGGGCGGCGAGGAAGGTTTTACAGACAACGAATGGGATCGCATCAATCGCGCCTATGACGAGGTTTCACGATTGCCGATCTACATCAGGGATTCGGCGGGAGTTACGATCCAAGAAGTCAGAGCGACGGCCAGACGGTTTAAAAAGCGGTACGGTAAGTTGGCTATGGTGATCGTCGACTATCTCCAGATCATGGACATTCCGCAGAAAAAAAACGAAACGCGCGCCGCGGCAATCGGGAGAGTCACCAGCGCGGCGAAGCAGACCGCCCGGCAACTCAAATGTGTGTTCATGCTTTTGTCCCAACTCAGCCGCAGCAGCGAAAATCGAGATGAACCGAAGCTGTCCGACCTGAAGGAGAGTGGAGCGATCGAGCAAGACGCGGATGTGGTTGAGTTTTTGTGGGACAACGGCGATATGGAAGGCAGTGCTAAGGTGGTGCAGTCGATTTTTGCGAAAGGGCGGAATATCGGCACTCGGAAATTCCGTTTGGCGTTTGAGTGGTGGATACAACGGTTCGTGGAACTCAGGACAAAGGAGGAGTCGCTCGATGGCAAACGGACGAATCGTCACCCGCGCTGAATATGAGGCCGCCTGCCAGTGGTGGGAGGAAAAGAAGGTCGAACTCGCCGATCCGCTCCTGACAGATGAGCAACGACAAAAATTACTAAAGACAATGGATTTTGTGCACGCAGAGATCGAGCGTTACATCGTCGGAGTCGAGGCCAGCCGTGACCCGGAAGCGCGGCGGCTCGCGTTTAAGCAGGGAGTCACGTTTTACGAGTGTGACGAGGCTGGGAATGTGCGGGGCGTTGCGAAGATGGAGGAACCGAAGAAAGAGCCGCAACAAACGAAGCCAGCCGCGGCAACGCTTGCTAGCTGGTTGGATGATGATTGAGGTGGTCGCATGAGAAAAATTCCCGATCATGTATGCGATCAAGGTGATTGATGATTACTTGCGGGGGTGTGAGGCATGAACCTTTCCAACGCTACCAAACGGCAGCTTTACGAAGTCGCTGTTGACCACGACACGCCGCTTGAGCTTCGATACAAAGCCGCCCGAGAGTTACAAAGAAAGGTTGGTGATAACTTGATTTGCAAATATCCGAGTTGTACGCGCAAAGCAACTTCCACATTCGCGCTGGTGCCACTATGCGGCGATCATTATGACGATATACATGCCGAAACGATACGCTACTACAGGGTGACGACCAAGATGCAATACGCCGAACGTGAGCATTATCTCAAAATCGCGAAGCTCATACCCTGGAGTCGGATAAACATGGGGGAGGTGCTGCCGGATGGTTCGGTTCGGCGGGATTAACAGGAGCTGTGATCAGGAATGAAAAACTCTTATGAAATTCGCGGCAACGTGACGGCGATTTTTGTGAAACGCAGAAATGGCGAAATAGCAGAAACCATCATTGATACAGAGGACCTACCGAAAGCAAATTCCATTCCGACAACATGGTACCTCAACCCTAGTAAAAATGCTTACTATGTGCGTGCCGATGTGGTGCTCGGCGGAAAACGACGAAAGGTATATCTGCACCGCTGGCTTTGCGATGTAGATGACGATCTGACTGTTGATCATTTCAATCATGATACATTGGATAATCGGCGGTCGGTAAATCTCAGAGTCATCACCAACTCAGAAAATCAGCAAAACAGAACTGTGCGACGGGACAGCCGGACAAGAATGCGAGGGGTTGAATATCGACCAGACAAAAAGAAATATGCTGCGAGGCTGTCTGTAAACAAAAAGAGATACAACATCGGCCATTTCGATGATGCGAGATCGGCTGAACGAGCGGTTATGAAGGCAAGAAAGCTGCTCATGCCGTACTCGAAAGAAGGGAGCAATCCAAATGCCTCGTTTCATAGGACTTGATCCGTCAACAAAAACTGGATTATGCGCATTGGATGAAAACGGAAAAGTGCTTGCAGCAAAAGAATTGACCGGGGTTGGCGTGGTTGATCCAAAAAGAATAGCAACACTTGTAGATGAAGTCATGGCCCATATCCGCGAAGGAGACATCGTTGCAATCGAAGGTTTCGGTTTCTCTTCACAACAAGCAATCATGCTCGGATGGATTGGCGGATGCATAAGGGATCGTCTATATCGTTGCGGCATTCCTTACACCGAAGTCAGCCCATCACAAGTCAAAAAGTTCGCGACCGGCAAGGGCAACGCCAAAAAGGACGAGATGGTGCTGCCGATCTATCGCAAATGGGGATTCGAACACGGCAGCGACAATGTCAGGGACGCCTACGTGCTTGCACAGATCGCGCGGGCGACGCAAGTAGTCGTCAGATTGACGAAAGAACAAGCCGAAGTCGTCCAATCCATCCTCAACCCGCCTGAGAAGAAACCGAAGCGGAAGAAGGTGGCGCGATGAAACCTGGCGACAAAGTTCGCAAAACGTTGACGGTGCTGAGAACGTCCAAACATGGTGTGCCGACGGTGTACGCTATCGACGAACTGCGGTATGTGATTCTGCCTGAGGATGTCGGGAAGGCTGTCGGAAAGCTGAAAAAGAAGCTTCAAAGTGACAAGACGATTTGAACGGTTCTTTTTTACGCCCATAGTGATACGACCTCGTAACAGCCCGATACAGACGCGCAACTCTATATTAAATAAATAACACCAGATAAGTGCATAACGCGCCTCAGCGTGGCGCACAGAAGCCAACAGGAGCAAATCCAAACGAAGGAGCGAATGAACAATGAAAACCACTTTGAACGTGCTTTTTAAGAAAATGCAGAAGGACGACAAAAAGGAAGTGCTGGTTTTTCAGGTGAACGGCGATGAGTTGGAACACGCACAGACGCTTGTCGAGCTGGCGGGCAGCATCGTGGTCTTGGAGATCGGGAATGAGACCGGCGAGATCACGGCCGAATTCGCGAGCCTGCAGCGCGACTCAAAGAAAACAGCTCTCAAGTTTGCAATCAAGGGCGACAGCGAGGAAAAAGCGATCAAGCTGTATCCGTTTGCCGGTCGCAACGTCACGCTGAATCTGCAAGCGTCGCAGATGAGCATTGAGGACTACTACGGCGACGAGCGGCACGAGGGCGTCGAATATAAGGTGAACGGTGATGGCACCGTGGACGTGGACACCAACCAGATGACGATCGACGAGGCGACTGATACTGAACCGGACAACGTGGCTGATCTGGAGACGGAGCGGAAGAAGCGCGGGCGTCGGAAGAAGGATGAACCGGCGGAAACGGATGACGACGCGCTGCCGGCCGCTGGTGAAGATGAGTTGCCGTTCTAAGATCACGAAAATCCCGCGCCCGACGCAATTCGATGTTCTTGCATTCGTCTGCTACAACTGCGACCAATACTTTTTCGTCGCACGCGGCCCGCTTGTACGCAGAATCACGTGTCCGGCTTGCCAAGGGCGCGTGCGCGGACATGCGAAAGAGGCGAGCGTCGAATATATCGGGCGCGGAAAGATACAGTACCTTGCAGATTGACCAAACGCCAGGGCTGCACGCCGGCCGGGGCACATCCTCAAAAGTGAGGTGAAACAATGAGCCAGACTGCACTCGGACATGACTTTTTACCGGATCTCGACCGCAAGGCTACGCAGAAGGCCATTGAAGCAGCGCTGGAAAGATACCGCCTCTACAAGTACCTGACGCTCGAGGAGCGCGAGGCCACGATCACGGCCAGCTACGAACTGCGTGAAGGCGGCCGAAGCAACAGGACGAGCGACCAGACGGCAGAAGTGGCGATCTACAACGTCGACAGTCAGGATCATCGACGCCGGTATTGTGAGCGGATCGAGAAGGCCGTCGCCAGGCTGCCGCGTATGGAGCGGTTTTTGATTGAGAAACGGTATATGTGTGAAGATGCTCAATACATTACGGACTACCATGTTTACTGTTTCGAGTTTCAGCCGCCAGTCAACAAGGACACCTATGCAAAAATCCGCTGGCGCGCTTTTTATAAGTTGGCGTTTAAGTTGGTGGAATACAAGCTGCTCGACCTAAACAACCTCGTCATAACGGACAAGCGAGACGGCGTACAATGAATTTAGGGGAGGCGGTACGGATGGAAGCAGCACAGGAAAGGGTGGACGAGGTCAAAAGTAGGGTTGTCGGCTGGATCGAAGGCAAACACTCCCGAATCGGCATCATCCTGCCGGATCACGACCCGAACCCGGAGGACATGAGCGAAATATATCACACGCTGGCCGAAGTTGCGGTCGGTCAGGCCAAACGAAAAGCCGCCCAAGAGTAGGGCGGCTGCTTTATTATTCCCCGTATTTGTCGATCGCTTCCACCGCGTCCGCTACTGTTGAGAATAAGTCAATTTGTCCAGGGAGTGCCGGGGTCGTGCGATACCCTTTCGGATCGCTGACACCAGCGCCATTCAGAATCTGAACGTCATACCCGTTGTGTTTAAACACCGTTACCCATTGTTTCATGTAAAATTCCTCCTTCTTGGTTTATGGCGGATATCCGCGACCATCGCCCCGAAGGGCTAGGTTTCGTCCCATCCGCTTGGGACTCATCAGGCGGGGGTTACTTCGTGATCCCATAGCCGAATTTGTTTACCGTTAAGCAATTCCACCAGGTACAAATATTTTCCGCACACTTCTTCACGTCCGACTACAGTACCGTCAAACCATTGGCCATCAAACCAAGCTGCTACATTCGCTCCATCGGCAATTGGCATTCTTCTTACCTCCCGCGTTCGCCCGCCGGCTTATTTAGATTTATCATGATATAATCAATGAGCTTATCATCGCCCATACGAATGAAGCGGAGTACAAGGCGTTCATCGCTAACAAGAAGAACGAGGCGCTCCAGTCGCGGATGATCGTCATGCCGATTCCGTACAATCTCAAAGTGTCCGAGGAAGAAAAAATCTACGCCAAGCTGATCAAGCAGAGCGATATGGCTCACGTGCACATCGCGCCTCACGCGCTGCGAGCGGCGGCGATCTTCTCGGTGCTGACAAGGCTGAAGGAATCCAAGAAGCAGGGCATGGATCTCGTCAAAAAAATGCGCATGTACGACGGCGAGGAAGTCGAGGGCTACAAGGAAGCCGATCTGAAGGAGATGCAGAACGAATATCTCGACGAAGGGATGACCGGCATCGATCCGCGCTACGTCATCAACCGCATCTCCAGCGCGTTGATTCGGCATAATCTGGAGTTCATCAATGCGCTGGATGTGCTTCGGGCGCTCAAGGACGGACTGGATCAGCATCCTTCCATCACGAAGGAGGAGCGGGAGAAGTATCTCAACTTCATCTCGACAGCGCGCAAGGAATACGACGAGCTGGCCAAGAAGGAAGTGCAGAAAGCGTTCGTCTATTCGTTCGACGAGTCGGCCCGCACGCTGTTCAACAATTACTTGGACAACATCGAGGCTTACTGCAACTGGACCAAAATCAAGGACCCGCTCACCGGCGAGGAGATGGACCCGGATGAAAGGCTGATGCGCTCCATCGAGGAGCAGATCGGCATTTCCGAGAATGCCAAGAAGGCGTTCCGCGAAGAAATTCTCATCCGCATGTCCTCCTATTCGCGCAAAGGGCGGAAGTTCGATTACAACACGCATGAACGGCTGCGCGAAGCGATTGAGAAGAAGCTGTTCGCCGATCTGAAGGACATCGTCAAAATTACGACTTCGACCAAGACGCCCGACGAAACGCAGCTGAAGCGCATCAACGAAGTGATCAAGCGGCTGGTCGAGGAGCATGGATATACGACCGCTTCCGCCAACGAGCTGCTGCGGTATGTAGGCAGCCTGCTCAACCGCTAA